GTGAATCAATCGGACACGTACATCAGGCTAAGGGCCGTGAGTGCGAGCACCATACTTAAACTTCCATTTTATGCTAACATATTTCCGCGAACGTACTATAGGAATTAGAGCAATGTCTGTACTGATAAGAATTATAGGCACTTCAGCAAACTCCCCGACTCAAGCACACACATACGCATACGCTTACCCGAGGAGACTTTCCAAAAGTTCTCTTCTCTCGCAATTTTCTTTGGTAGCGATATCCCAGTTCTTACTTCATATTGAAGTGAATAGTCAATGAATATTTATTTTCATTTCTTGAACATTTTCGTGTGAAACATTCAACCAAACCACCTATAGGACCTCATTCTTATGAGCTCCTTCCGGTCAAGCCTTATTCTTTTCTATTTAAAGGTTAAGTCAGCCATTTCTTATGTAAGAATGGTAAGAACTAAACTGTCAGACTAAATGAAGAGCTTACGCTCCACAAGGGTAGTGGTTTTAAGCCACATTTGGTCACCCTTCAACACCTTTTCAGGTGGGTGTACGTTATTTTACATTTACGAGTTGCGTTTTACGCTCCATACTCTAAAATACATTAAAATGAATAATATAACGATATAGAATCCAAATCAGGATTCATACTGCTAACACAACAAGTGATCCAACGGCTGTTCCCGTTGATGTTGTAAAATCACCTGTTGCTATTAAGCTGATTGCACTATCTGCTGTTCCATCAGATGTGAAATACCATGTGCTTCCCAGAACAGAATCAGCTCCGGAAGACACTGTAGTCAAGGACTGTTGAGCTACACTATTTTTGTCAAAACTCAAAGCACTCAAAGTTGTCGCACCACCATAAGCAAATTGAATTGTATAATTTGCTAAATAATTTCCTGGTGGAAAAACAATACTTCCTGCTGTATTAACAGCTGCAAGGCCATTGGTGTTGGCCGTTGCAAGTGCCAAAACTAATGGCACAGTATTAGTCATTGATTCTGCCGATGTTGATCGAAATAAACTAACACTATTATTTGCTGGTGCAGTTGTTGCGGATTCCAAAACTGGAACAGAAAGCGTCACATTGTAACGCACTCGCAATTCTCCAAGAGTTGCGCTATTTGAAGCTAACCCTTGTGTTGCGATATTTAAATTACCTGCATCATAAGTTTTAATATCTGATGCTCCTGGCAAACCTGCCGGCCTCACATAAAGTGTGGGATAAAGTGCATGCATTTGGCGTGCTGTTAATGGCATTCGTAACGGAACGGATGGCATTGAATCCACATGGGGAATAGTGTCCTCCATTTGTTGTTTTGATGCTGGCGGGGAGTCACTAGCGTCGAAATCGACACTAAAAATAACTTTCCCTGTTGTTCCAGCTGTTGCAAACCCTGTAACTTCGGGTTTGTAATAAAATTCTAACATATTAAAGTGGTATTTTTCCCACTGTTGGGCTATCTTTGATAACCATGGAAACGTTCCTGCTTGGCCTGGATTGATGGCATAGGCAGTATTGTTGAAATTGGCTCCTGTGGAGCCTCCGATAACTTCGGCTATGTATTCATCTTCAACAATTGTGCAAGTTCTCCCTGTCAAACGGGTCGTAGAAGCTTGCTCAGCTCCCAAGGATGAAGGATTTCTTAATCTCCTTCCTGCTTTCCTCCTTGAAGCTCCGTTTCGTTTGCGCATTCGCGGTCTTTGTGTTCTCGCCGCGCTTGATGGACGAGGGCCATTAGGCGTACCATTTCTAGCGCGCCTCGCTCCTCGTCTTTTCTTTGTTTTCTGAGGGTTTCGTCCCTGTGTCTTACGACGCATAACCCCATTCATTGGAGTTTTGTTTGGCTTGATTAATCTTTCTTCTAGTTCCAAACAATTTGCACATGATTGTGCACGCATTAAGGTGCGTTTTCCTGTAAACAGTGAGTAATAAGTACTATCTAACTGTATTTGACATTTTGCCAAAATCCAACGTGGATCATCATAGAGAATTGGGTCATATTTTTCTAATAACCAATCTAAAACTTCTCTACAAAAGCGTCGAAAGGGTAGGTCTGTCCAACCTATTGTGAGCATACCAGCAGTACGCTCTAACGTAGTGGCAGGTGTAATATCTTGCAACGGTGCATATAACAGCGAGTTCATCAACTTCGCTCGTGCATAAATTGGCACTGCTATGCCATCAAGAAAAACTGTTTGAGCTGAAAGAAAATCCAACTCTTCTGGGCGACGAGGTTCCATCGAATCTGTCGTCGTTGTTATTCCCAATGTTTTCCAAGTTGCAATGACTGTATGAGCATTATAAAATTCATGAGCTTCATCTGAAACAGTCCAAGTATTATCATCGCCAACAAGGGCTTTTGCCGTATGGCTTTCAAAAGCTTCATACGATTCCATATTGTCTTCCCCTTCACTGGTTCTAATCCAGGCATAGGCAAGTAAACAATACAAAATTAATGTATTATCAGAGATGGTATTAACCGATCCCGATGGATTTCCTGTTTTCTTAAAAACTAAAACACCTTCTGGTGTTAAAATTAATGTATTCACAAGATTTCGATAAATAGTTTGCACACGCTGTAAGTTGGCTGGTGTTTGATCCTCTGATCGTAACATTTGCCAACGAAATTGCGCACATCCCCACATCAAATAAGTGCGGAGAGATGAGTCGTACTGACTCTCATCAAGTGCATAACCTTTTCGAAATTTCTTCAACTTGCGATAAAGGCGGTCCCAATTTCCTTTAAGGGGACTCATTCCAACTGCAGAAGCAGTTCGCAAATGTGAATCATACATCTTTTCATTCATGTCCACAAATAATCGGGTACCATGAACAGTACTATCCATTGCCATAGCTGTGAAAGTGCGTATTGAATTTTCATCAATCTTTTCTTGGGGCCGCATTTCTTCCTTCAGAGCATTTGTGCATATACATGTCCACTCCTCATCAGTGGCCAAAAGTTCCCAATCATCCGCTAACCACTGTTTCAAATCAGGGTCTTTATTAAAAATATCTCGTTTAACGGGATGATGTAAATTGAAAGGTGCGCCAGTGGACGTCGTCAAATCCAAATGGTCTATTGCTTCTTCAAGCGAAATAACCTTTGAATCCCTCATGTAAGGTCCAAACTGTAAAGCCACCCATTGCCAAGCCAAGTTCATATCACGAACTTCCTCAACACTCATGGGTAGAATATCCTTTCCATACTTTGCTAGAGATTTATACGCTGCTCCTTGGTTTGGTTTTGGTAAACCCCAACCAGGCAACATCTCTATATTTTGTTCATCAACAAAGCATTTTAACTGCGGGTCCATCGCACGTTTATTAACGTATCGCGGAAAACGACGCAGTTGCGCAACTATTGGAAAATAATTTTCATCTAAGTGAGCTATATGTTCCTCACTGACAAAATAATCTATACTAAAGGCGTCAGCCCCATCCTTTGTCTTCTGATATTGCAAAGGATACCGTTTCCAAAACGGCCTCACAATAAGATCTGAGGGGAGTGGGGGGCTAACTGAAAATCCAAGCCTACGTGTGTAACACGATTTTCGGCTGCTTTCAATTTCATTTCTGGTGTCACTGGCTCAAAACGGCCAAAATCACGGCCATTGCCATGTGTCCAGAAGCCTACAATAAGTCCATCAACATTAAGTACCGGAGAGGTACAATCACCATCGCGAGTAGGGGCATTACACCATCCTAAAGGACTCGCAAATCCAGTTATTGAATCTGGTTGATCTGAAGATCCATTTCCAAATCCAAACACCGTCACAATCCCTGCATTCTTCATAACATGCATATGGTGTGCTTTAAAAGGTGATGCCATTCCATTGATAGGAAAATAAGCTATTTCATTATTAACTAACACAATGTCTTTACCAAACATCTTGTGTGTATTCACATGATTAACAGCTTTGTATTCTTTAGTTGTGTCCTCCGACAAACTATGAACTACAACAAATAATTTTCCACTAACAAGGGTTCCAGTACATAAGTATGTGTCTCCACAATATACTTTGTAAACACCTGCGGACAACCGCGAGGGGGACCAAGCTTGCTTTTTCAATGGCATAGCCATTTGTTCTGCATACGCTTTTTGAGCGATTTGGACAAATTCCACTAACTCTTCTGAGGAGCAAGTTATTTTCCTATGTTTTGAGTTATAAATAGCTCGGCGGAGTGCTGAATCATCTTGCATTGATGGCAAGGTCACAGCTTGTTCGTGCATACGAACCCCACTAGATCGGGATTTTCCATCCCGATAGAAACGTGATTCTGCATATTCCGAACCATAACGATCTACCTTTTCCTGGTATCTATCGTTAGGTTGATATCTATCACGTAACTGAAACGCTTCTTCCTGTTCTTCAGTGAAGGTTTCACCATAGCCGCCAGCATAATCGTCATCGTTTCCCAGATAATCACCTATTTCAGTGTCATCATATTCATCAAATTCCCGATGATCTACATTTCCTGTAGCGGGTTTAACTTCTGCTTTTCCACTATTTTGGAAGAAATTGCCTTTTTGTCCGGCTCTTCCTCGTCTTCCCCTGGGTTTCTCACCTCTGGGTTTCTTTTGTGGTCGCAAATGACGCGGTTTTGCTTTAAGAGGTACCAACTCTACACTTTCTGTAGTTTTTGGTAGTTTTCCTCTCGCTGCTGCTTTCTCATGAGCTGCCTTTGCTGCTGCTCTACGATTTTCAGCCGTTATGCTTAAAACCTTATAACAACCTGTTAAGTACATCACTGTACCTACAGTCAAAAGACCTGTCCCTACAGCTATTCGCTTATGGGCACGCCAAAACCAACGCAAATGATGCATTAAATGCCTTCCTAACATTCCATTTCTGTATGCAATCTTAATCGCATTCCATTGAGTGGAAAGTGTACCAGCATAGTTATTCCAAATGTTTTGGGCTACCATATCATTAAAGTACGCTCGATGCATCCACGATAAACGCGGGAATCGAACGGTAGCTGTATCTCCTTCATTCATTTGTGGTTTCAAATGAGTATTGGGACCTATAGGCTTACTACTAACTGCTAACACAGGTGTGTCAACAGCATTAGCGTTTGCAGCATGCATTTCAGCAACTGCTCTAGCCTTTGCTCTTTCCTGAGAAATCCAAGTCTTAGTTGGTACGGTTACAGGATTTGCTGTAGTGCTTGCTGTGCTACCACGCAATCCATCCCGAATGAGGGTCTGCATTTTATCTACTGTCTTCTGGGCATCTGCTCGCTTTTTCATGCGATCTGCCGTAGTCATTGTAGCTGCTTCCATTGCGGGGCGAGTTTCTGCTCTAACGAGCGCTTCTCTCCAGGCTCTTTCATCCTCACTATTTTCTAAATCACCATCACTGGCGGAAGAATAACCTTCAACATCATCCTCTTCTTTAACTGCATCTTCTGCTAATTTTCGAGCAATAGCCACTTCACGATCGGGGTCCACCAAGGTTTTTGTGACCTGAGTTAACTCACTCTTTCGTTTGGCTTCTTTTTCAAGAATTTTTGCTCCATAAGGATTTGGTAAATTAACTCCTGTCCCGGTATCACCATCATCATCATCAGTGTCACCACTGCTTTCCTTTTCATCGGGAGTATCTTCATCACTCAACCGTCCTTCAATTCCTGTTTTAAAGTCATTAAAGGTTTTGAAAACACATGGTTCAAATATGATGGGGCCTTTATCTAATTTCCAAGCCACTTTCATCAAGGGTACAAGGGTTAAATAATCACAAGGTTGTGTACTCTTCTTCTTTATGTTATGAATAACATAACCATTTCCATCAACATTCACATTAATTTGCCAGTGCGCTTCTTTGCGCCACTTCAATTGTTGTTTCTTATCCAACAAAGAGGTCTTTTCTGCGAGTTTATCTCGTGTCTCGGCTAAATCATCGAGCTCATCGAGTATGGTTTCATCACCATCCAATTCTTTAAGTTGACTCCTCAACTCATCTTGATCTTGCGGTAGATCGTCGAAATCGACATCACCATCCCACCAACGCTTTATCCATGAAGTTAACCATGTAGCGTACGGGAGATTTTTAAGCAAACTGATCAAGGGATCAAATGTTTTCAAAACTCTCTGAGCACCCATTACAGGCGCTAAAACTAGCAAACATATTGATAGAAGACCTGTCATAAACATACCTCCTCTATTAATATTTTTGCGAAATCCTTGTGATTTCATTGGAGCCAAAGTAACTTCATTACTTTTAAACAAGGAAAACACTGATGCCAGTGTTCCTATTCCATTTATTACCGAATTCACAATTTGAATTTCCTTTTACCATTTACAATAAACTCGCGCTGCCTTCTTGAGAGTTCCAAACTCTTTCTTCAATAAGGCGCGTCCTTCTTTAAGCTCTTTACGAATTCCTCGTTTTGCTGCCACGTATTCTTTCCCTGCAAACCTTTTTCCGGTGAGGTACTCTTTACGTGCAAATAATACAATTTTATGAACATTCATAACGTTCCAAGAAATTGCATACACAAGGTAAATTACTGCAACTGACATACCAACCAAGCATAAAGACCAAACATAAGTTTGGAATGCTAAAGCATTGGTAATTGCGGTATCTTCTCCTGCTACTACACTCATCAGTGTTAGTAGTACAAGAAAGCCAACTTGGCCATTGGGCATCCATCCGAATAAGTTGAAATTCAACATCGGTGGTAGGACTTCTTCATCGTCCTCTTCCATATCATCTGCATCGCGCATAATCACATCCGCATCATCATACTGTCCCCGCTGGGGGACAGCTAGAGCTGAACGTTGCTGCTGAATTGCAGGAGCCATAGTAATGGCATAGCCGTGAGGTACTCCAACAAGTACCGTCATTCCCACATACGGGTGGGCACCTAATACGGAAACAGCATGTGCTGCTT